TTAATCGAGTAGTTCAACTTGCATTAAAAACCAAAGCACTATGGGAAGAAGTAGGGGCTAATATAGATTTCACAGATGAGGAATTAGTATTTGCAGCTCTTAATCATGACTTAGGTAAGATGGGTCTACCTGGTAAACCAGGATACATCCAGCAAACAGATAAGTGGAGACAGGATAAATTGGGTGAGATGTATGGCAATAACACCGATTTAAGTTTTATGATGATCCAAGATAGGTCTTTATTCCTACTACAACAAGCAGGAATCAAGTTATCAGAAAGAGAGTACTTCGCAATAAAACTACATGATGGATTATATGACGACACAAACAAACCATACTACATATCATTTAATCCAGAATCAAAATTAAGAAGTAACATAGTGTACATCCTACACCAAGCAGACTTTTTAGCATCTAAAGTTGAATACGACAGGTGGAAGCAACAAGGAGGAACCTCAGCAGCTAAAGTGGTAAAGACACAAAGCAGTACCGGTAAGAAGGTAAACGGTTCAGAAAGTCTATTAGGATTAGTAAAACAATTATAGTATGGTAGTAGCAGTTATTTTATTAGCAGTATTACTTGCAGTAGCAGTTTACATAATTTGGAACTTAAATAAAAAGGTCCAAAAAGCAGAAGATATTATTGACAGTCAAGTCGATTATTTAAGAAAGGTTTCGTTAGCAATACAAGAGTCAAATGTTTATATTAACCAATTAGACGAGAAAGGGCATTTTAGAGCCGATGACGAAATCGGAACATTTTTTGATTTTTTAAAGGAAATTCAAGACATAATAAACTCTTTCCGTCTTCCACAAGACTATGGAAAAGAAACCAAGTAACAACAACTACTATTTTACACAGGAAACAGAGGATGCAATTGTATTATACAATAGGTCCTCTGATCCTATTTTGAGAAACAAGATATTCACACAGCATCTATACTATCCGTTTTATAAGATGGCTGAGAATATTATTCACACGTTTAAATTCTACTATATGGATGTACATGATGTTGAGGATCTAAAACTCGACATAGTTACGATGGTAGTTGAAGAAAAACTACAGGGATTTAATCCTGACAACGGAGCAAAAGCATTTTCATACTTCCAGACAATTATCAAGAGATGGCTTATTAATTACAATAATGCAAACTACAAAAAACTAAAACAAGTAGGATCTTTCGATGAAGTAAATGATTCATATGATAGTGCATATACAGATGTTGAGAGTAGAAAAATTGCACTAGCTACAATAGTGGATGGATTTATCGAACACTGCTACAGTAATTTTGATGAACTATTCCAAAAACAATCCGAACAAAGAGTAGCAGATGCTGTATTGACTCTATTCAAAACTAGACACGATTTAGACATCTTCAAGAAAAAAGCATTGTACATATACATTAGAGAAATGACAGATTGCGAAACACCAACCTTAACAAGAGTGATAAATAGATTGCGAGATGAATTCAAAAATATATATGCAACATATACGACAAATGGATACGAAGTCGAATATAATGGTATATAGTCTATTTATATAAAAACATATTATGGGACTAGAGAAAGTAATATTTGGAAAGAAGACAGTGTCTGACGTACTGAAAGAGATCTACGATAATTCAAGAAATAAAGAAAAGCAAATCAACGCACTTATAGGAGAATTAAAACCACTCGTTGAAAACGTAGGGGATGCTACAGTTGTAGTGCCTATGATCAAAGAGTATTTAGAAGTTGGAGTAAAGAATGATGAGCATTTAATAAAAATGGTTGCACTCGTTCAAAGATTCGATAATAGTGCCAAAGAAGGAGCAGATTTCTTTGATCCAGAAGAACTTGCAAAGTTAGTTGAGCAAAGTGAGCAACTAGGTAAAGATGTAGATAACGCAGAGAATTAATGGCATATAGTAGTCACATAAAAGCCAGTGGAGTAAGAGGTGGATCTGGAGGGAGAGGATCTTCTAAGAGTTCTGCAAGTGTAAATACATACGGAAGAGTTATTCATGTTGTATTATCACTTGACGATCCATATTGCTTAAGTCCTAGTATGATTAATGGAGTTTACTTTAGAACACCTAAAGTAGCTGCAAACGAATCGGATATTAGCAAATTCCCTTTTGCATATCAAGGAAGTGCACAAAATAGAACAATCCCTCTTGCAGGAGAGATGGTTACACTATACACAGGAACAGACACTAACAGCTTAACAAACCCAGGAGCTACCAAATTCTATTGGAAAGAGATTGTTAATTTATGGAATCACCCACACCATAATGCAGCACCAGATACACTACAATCAGATTGGGAAGAGAATTTACTAAAAGGATTTCCAACACAGAAAACTATAAATCCACTTATTGCAAATCCTGGAGATACGTTAATTGAAGGGAGGCTAGGTCAGTCTATTAGGTTTGGAGGAAGTAAAGGAGCTTCTACATTAATAGACACAAGTAACGATGGAAAACCTATAATAGTATTAAGTAATGGACAAATAGAGACGGATAATGGAAGTGATTTAATTGAGGAAAATGTAAACGAAGATTTTAACTCAATATACTTTCTGTCCGACCATAAAGTACCACTAACACCAGCAAATACTAAGAGGGACTCGTACAACCAAGTACCAACTACCTCAGACCAGTTCAAAGGAAATCAAATAGTAGTAAATGCAGGGAGATTGTACTTTAATGCAAAAGACGAGAGTGCATTTATCTCCGCAAAACAATCTATAGGATTGAATGCAAATAGTGTAAATGTAGATGCTACCGACTATTTTTGTGTAGATGCAAGTAAGATATATTTAGGAGTAAGAGCTAGAACAGCAACTGCTAGTGTACAACAACCAGCCGTACTAGGGAAACAATTAGAAAACTGGTTAGGTGCTTTATTAGATGCGTTAGATGCGGTTGCAACGTCAATGAGTAGTGCATCTGCTGTAGGAGCAGGACCAGTAACACAGTTAAATGCAACAGGACCAATTTTAAAATCAACAATTCAATCACTAAAGACACAGTATAGATTATTCAAATCTAGAAAAGTATTCGTAGAATAATGGCAAGACTACCACAACTATCAGGAATTATAGCAAGGCAGGTTGGCTCTATTCAGGGAAAACTTGTAAACCAAGTACAAAATCAAGTACTTAATGTGCTTTCTAAGTTCTCAAGCCAATGCCCACCTGCAAAGGAGATTGAAAAAATTATAAAAATAAAAAACAATCTACTAAAAAACATAAACGCATTAGAGAGAAGAATTCAGAAACTAAGAAGTGTTGCAAATAAATTAGACGCTAGCATTAGAGCTGCTAGAGTTGCAATAGCATTTATAAAGAGAATACCAAGACCAACAGTATTACAGTTCGTACCAGATCCTGGAGCACTTGTAAAGGGTGTACCTTTTTCTGCACTAACAAAACTAAGTGACAGATTAATTCAGTTAAACAAACTACTAGATGCTCTAGAAGCTGATAAAGCAGGAATTTTAGGAGTAATTAACACTGTATCAGTTACACTAGGAGGATTAAAGAGGAGATTAGAAGCAATCGATCTAGCAATTCAAGGATGTAGTAAAGATTCTGCACAACTAAATCAAATAGTAGCATCTGCACAACCACCACAAAATACAGGTTCAGAGGGAGCTCCGACAGATAGCTCAGGTGCTCCAGATCCAGATTACTTCTATAAGGGATATGAACTAATAATAGTAGATGATCCAAACTCACCAAAAATAGCACCTAGAAGATATGCAATTGCAAAAGATAGAGCAGGAGTAATTGTATTATACGGACCATCTTCATTCAGCTCAGATACAAAAGTATTGCTGGATGAAATCAAATTTAGAATAGATAATCAATTACCATAATATAACTATTTATAATTATGAAAACAGAAGTTTTTAAAAAACTAATAAAAGAAGCAGTAAGAGAAGTACTTAGAGAGGAGTTAGCAGATGTATTGACAGAAGCACCAAAAAAGCAAGTTTCTAAAGTGACAAAATACGAACCATACACACCACCACAAAAAGCTAGAATTTCAACAGGAGATCCAATCGCTGATCTGCTAAATGAGACAAAAGCTGAGATGGTAGGGGATGAGTATAGAACAGCATACTCAGGAGTATCTGATATGGTATCTGCACCTGGATTAGCAATGAACCCTATAATGATGGAAGAAAGTTTTGCAAGACCAGAACCGGGATTAGACATATCACAGTTCGATTTT